GGCCTGGATAGGCCGGCTGACTCCGAAATCGACATAGTCGCCAATGCGGCTCATCCAGCTGCGCTGCGGCTGCGCGGCCGTACCGCCGAAGACCTGACGGTTCTGGAAGTAGGTCACTGCGCTTGGATAGCCCTGCTCGCTGCTCCAAGCAGCCTTGGCCCACTTGTGCGTGCCTTGCGACACCACGCTGGCCGGCAGGGTCTGCAGGACGGTTGCCGAAACACTGGTTGCCGAAGTAAAGCCTGTGATCTGCACCACGCCGAAACCGGCATGCTGGTACTTCCAGCGGTAGCCCTCGGCATAGTTGCCCGAGGATTCGATCGATTCGTCGCCGTCCCAGGCTTCGCCCTCGTCATGGGTGGGGCGCACGCCGCCGGCGCGGTGGCCTTTGGTCCCGGACGTGCCCGGCACGGCGGTCAGTTGGTAGACCTTGCCGTCGGAGCGGCGCAAGGTGCCGACCGTCAGGTTCGGCTGCCCCGGGCCCCACGGCTTGACGGCGTCGAGATGGTCATCCTCGAGATAGAACTGCGTGCCGACCAGCGCGGCGGTGAAGATGCCGGAATTGGCGGTCAGCGTGATCGATCCGCTGGTGCCGCTGGCGCTGACAACGACACCTGCATTGACATTGATGTCCTGGAACGGGCCGTTCTTGTTCGGGAACAGTGACACCGTCCAGGCGGCATGCCCGGTGCGGCCGAACTGCCGCGGGTGATAGCTCGGATGCACCACGGTCAGCACGTCGGCCGACTGCGTCCAGTTGATCAGGTCCAGGTTCGACAGGCTGCGCAGGTTGTGCGAGCTGTACGGCGTGGCCACCTCGTAGATCACGCCGGGCGAGGATTCGACATAGCCGCCATTCCTGATCACGCGCATGGTCAGATGGCCGAATTCCAGCACGTAGGTCTGCACGGTGGAGAACTCGAACGGCACCAGACGGTGGAAGTAGGCCGAGTTCTTGACCTCGCGGATGAAGCGCGTGCCGGCGCGGTTGGTCACGCCGCCATACTGCTGCACGATGAAGTTGCGGCAGGTCTTCAGGCTGGTCAGGTAGCGGGCAAGGTCGACGCGGCTGTGCAGGGACGGCGACAGCTCGCCACCTGTCATAGATGGCTGGAGCAGGCTGGCCATGTCAGTTGCGCCCCGTGATGAATTCGGACTCGGGCTCGCGGTCGTCCTGGTGCTGGTTCAGCGAGGCCGCCTGCGCCTGTGCAATCTCGATCTGATACATCTGCGCCGCATTGCCGGCAAGCTTGGGCGTGGCCGACAGCGGCAGCGCGATCTCCGAGGCGATGAGCCAGGACAGCGCCGAATTGAACTGCGGGGAAAACAAGCTCGGATTGGTCACGCGCCGGGTATAGACCAGCTCGGCCTGCGGCAGATCAGTGTAGAGCACGCGCTGCTCGCCTTCGGTAGCCAGCCGATAGGGAATGCGCTGGTCCGCGCGTGGTGTGCGTATGCCGGGGATGACCAGATACTGCGCCGCGAGGAAGTCGCTCGGCAGCGCGTAGCGATACGACCAGTTCACGGGATGGGCGCCGAGGTCTGCGAGCACAACGCGGGTAGTCGCGAAGTCCCACAGACCATCGGCGAGAGCGCGGTCACGGCAGGGCTCGAAAAACAGATTGCAGACGCTGGCCGCCTGGGAGCGTTCGGTCAGCGCATCGATGAAGATGGACTGACCGATGCGCCCCAGCGCCACGTTGCAGATTTGAACTTCGGACACTGCCATGATCGGCCCTTACTTCTTCGGCGCAGCCTGCTTGCCGAGCTTCGGTTCCGCCTTGGCGGCGGGCTCTTGTGCGGTCTCTTCTTCGATCGGCTCCATCCAGGTGCCGAGCTTGCCTTCGTAGTCGAAGACTTCGCCCGGCTCCCGGACCTTGATGCCGTCAAAGCCGCGTTCCGTGGCCTTGACCTTCATGGCTTACAGCACGCCCGGATACGCGCGGGAGGCCTGTTCGCCCTCCACCACCGCGACCGTGAACTGCCCGGCAGTCAGCGGCCCCGTGCCCACGGTGAAGTAGGCGCGCAGGTAACGCTCCGGCCGCATGCCAGCCGGGATGGTCAGGTAGATCGGCGCGCGACCGGCGGTCAGTTCCGCCTTGCCGATGGCGCCGGTCGCCACCACCGTCGCCGGCGAAGAGAAGCTGGTGTTGTCATCGGACTGGATGGAGAAGGTGACGGTGGCATCACCCGCCGCGGTGACGGCCTGGTCGACCGTGATCGCGAAGGTCACGCCCGAGGTGCCGATGTTGCGCGCGGCGCCCAAGTCGATGTAGTCGGTCGACCCGGCCGAAGCCGTGACGGCTTGCGCCGCCGAGACCATGTTTTGCTTGTCGATATACATGTCAGATCCTTTCTTCGCCTTAGGCGACCGTGGCTTCGGTGTTGAGGATGGAGTCGACCTTGCGCACCGGCACACTATCGAACATGACGACCTTCTTGCCGGCGACTTCCTCCATCGACAGGTGGACGTTGCTCTTGTTGGTGATCTGGCGGCGCAGGAACGAGCGGATGGTGCGGTTGCAGTAGAACACCGGACGGCCCATGCCCAGATTCGGGATGGTTTCCAGTGCCTGCACCATCAGGTCGATCAGGTCGGCGCCGGCCGATGCGTTCTTGGTCAGCGCGGTCACGTCGACGTTGGCGATGCGAACCACGTAGCGCCAGTCGCGCAGGGTCAGGCCCGGATCCCACTTGTAGTGGGTGCGGTAGCCCTGATAACGGCCGCCATTGGCATCGAACAGGGTCTGTTCGCCGAGGTCACGCGACTGCAGACCGGCCTTCGAACCCTTCGGATAGATGCAGTGCAGGGTGTTCGGGCCCCACACGGCCAGCCAGATCGAGGTGTTGTTCGCACCCGATCCACCGCCGAGGATGATGTTCTCGCCGTTTTCCGCGCCGGACTTGGTGCTGAAGCGCGGGGCCAGGCCGAGGAAGCGCTCGGGGTTGGTGTTGGTGTTGCCGTAGATGAGCGTGTCGGCGAAGGCCTGGTTCATCGCTTCGAGGAACGCGCGGTCTTCCGACAGGCGGAAGGCGGCGGTATTGCCATTCAGGTCAGCGAGCGCCTTGTCGACCTCGGCATAGGCTTCGAGCATGCCGCACGCGTCCTTGATCTGGACCGTGGTGGACTTGCTCGGCTGAACGCCGTAGTTCAGCAGACGCCATGCAACCGAAGGCAAGCCGGAACGCACGGTGGTCTTGTGGCCGGTGCCGTCATTGGCTTCGATCCACGTGGCGTCGGGGATGATTTCGTTGGTCTCGTTCAAGAGCTCAACGATGTCCATGATTTCGCCGTCCTGGGTACGGCTTGCGACGTCGATCAACGTCGGATTCAGGTTTCCTACTGCAGCCATGGAGGCCTCCTATTGAAAAATCAAGTCTTGGGAAGATGCGAATACAGGCCTTTGCGCTCGGCCGGCGCAGGCGTTTTGCCCGCGACGAACGTGTCTTCGGCCATTGCTTTACCAATGCGTGCGAACACCCGTACCAGCTCCGGATGGCTGCCCATCCGCGTGGCGTCCAACGCTGCCTTGAGCTCCGGCGTGCCGAACTGGGAGAGTGCGCGTTGGGCCAGCGCGATGTTCTGCTTCAGGCCTTCCCCGCCGATCTCCTGGTCCGACTTGATCGTCGAAACCCATCCATCCACCGTCTGATCCCACTGCTGCATCTGCTTCTGCACGAGCTTGGTCTGCAGTTCGACGAGCTTCTGCGCCTGCTCATTGGTGAGGTTCATCTCACGCGCGACAGGCTCGAACTCGGCTACTGCTTCGGCGTCCAGCGTCACCCCTTCGGGTGCGGTGAACTCGTACTTCTCCGGTGCGCCTTCGGGCTTGTCGTCGCCGTCCTTCTTGCCTTCAGGGTCTTCCCCCTCGGCCTTGGCCGGGTCGGACTCGGCTTTCGGTGCATTCGGGTCCACAGATGCGGCGGGATCGGCCGCTGGGTTTTCCGTCTCGCCTTCCACCGGAGCGGTCAGCAGGGACGGCACAGGTTGAACAGCACTGTCTGCCGTGGTATCGGTTGTTCCTTGCACGGGGTTGGTGTCGTCAGCCATGGTTCGTTACTCCTTCGATTCCTTCATCATCAGCAGATAAGCCTCGGGTGCCGCTTCCATCACATCGTTGAAC